AAAAACTCTAACTCCGATAGCTCGCATGCGGTATCAAAGAGTTGCTGCATAGCTTTTCGACTAAACTGCTTAGGAATATCGCCCACCTGATTTTCATTAAAAATCAGCTCGCCGTCTGAATTACGGACACTGCGCTGTATTACTAAAGCGGTGATGGTCAGCTCGTGACCCTTAGTGAATTCTTCTTTAGGCAATTCGAAAAATTGGTTAATCGTGTCGACCACGGCTACACGATCTGCAGCGGCCATTTCAAAAACATTAATTTTCGACTGGCCAACAGTTACTTCTTTTTGGTCGAGATATTGAGCTATACCCATGTGATATCCTCAATTTTACCTGTCAGCTTCAGTTTAATTTTACGCTGCAGCTTTTTCTCTATCGCAATCTCAGTACCAACACTTGTCACGATAGCTTTGTACTGGTGACCAGGTTTAGCTGTAAGTGGATAGCACAGTTGCTGCTCGACCGGAGTATTGGTATTAAAAGCAGTGACTAATGCCGTTAAACCAGGATTCGCTGCATCTACGTAGCGAATAGTGAGCTCCTGCTCTCCGGGTTCTATCAGTCCACCATCGTATTGACGATGATCATCATCCTCATCACCACCAAAAGTAGTTACATCTTCGGTGTCTCGAGTTGGACTTAATCCTGTCATTGCAATAACGTCAGCCACTTCAATGAAGGTTTCGCCTGATTTAAGGCGGTATTTGGTGTGCTTGCCTAGCGACATGGCTATAGCTCCTGTTGGTAAGTAACGATAAAACGCTGTTCATAAACCGCGATAAAACTATCAGGGTCGTAGATGTATTCGTAATCGACCGGAAGCCAATCACAATCAGCTATCCCCTGATTTAACGCTGTGAGTTCAAGTAGTTTTGCTGCTGCATCGTCCAGATCATCTGCAGGGTTTTCGCGTGAGTCGGTCCACAATTCAACAACCACCATGAACTGATCATCAGTTAGGTTATGTCCATGTTCGAACTGGCCAGTGTCGATATAAATCACTGCTGTGAATTCATCTTTTACAGGCTCAATTTTTGAGTCTTTAAAGTCGACTACACGCTGATACTGAGGATCTAAAATGGCTTTTAAGCCCTTCCTAAAAGCTTTTCTGTAACCGTAATCAGCCATTGGTCACCTTGTCGATTCGATAAACTAACTCTCTCAGCATTTGCTGTGGTAACTCATCACCAACCGCTCGTTGAAAGTTGTTAGTTGCATGACGAGTTATAGATGTATTTATAGGTACTGTAACCACTTCAACTGGGTAGCGTTTCTCAGTTAGACGCCTAAGAATGTGCCATTTTCCCGAGCGAAGTTGTTGCATAAAGACGTTATGGAAAACACGACGACCGACTCGAATAGAGGTTTGTCCGGATATTTCGCGCTTTGCATACTGTCCATTTGCTGATCTAGCTACCGATGAGGTTGTAGCCTTTCCTCTTTTTGCCAGTTGAGTCCGCGCAACACCTAGCCTCGATGCTGGTACATTGGTGCGAAAGACACGGATCTGAGCTGTGGAGTTATCACCTAAATTCATGTGGCTAAGCTTCAGCCGTTCCCGCATAAGCTTTACCGGCATTTTTTCTTCTTTTGCTGTTTCTCTTGCTGTCGCAGTAGCGGCCTTCATAGCTAACCGCTTTAAAACTCGTCGTTGAGCATAAATAAGTTGCTTATTGTTTAATTCAGATAGGATCCTTTGAGCCTTTTTTATCGCCTCACTGGTATCCACTTCAATCAAACTGGTCATTGATTTAGTCATACAGCCACCAGAATGATCCAATCACTATCTGACGGAATGCAGCTGACCACAGTCAGAACATCACCTGTCTTGTGGCGGGTTAACTGGGTTCGGCGATCTAGCTTCATCGGCAATTGCGAACGGCTTACTTCAATTCGCATCTGTGCACTCATGGCTTGCTGAAACTCCAGAGGTACATCCTCTACTTTGCCTGTAAAGCTCATTGCAGGCTGAGCGCAAGAGATAAGCTCGCCAAACAGCTGGTTATCCAGCTGCTCGGCTTTGCTTAGTAACGTGTCGATATCCATCAGATCAGCACAGCGTATTTGCCATTGACCAGGTCATTGGCCAACGATTCTGGGACAGCGACTGATTTGCTGTTGCCATCGATGTTGTAACGCTGCTGGCCGTGGCTGCAGCGAATTGAGCACAGAGGCTTAATATTCACTAGCTTCACATCGCTATCATTTGCACCACCTTCGGTACCAGATGCTGAACCATCACCAGTGCCAGCACCTTCGGTACCAGACTCTGAACCATCACCAGTGCCAGCACCTTCGGTACCAGATGCTGAACCATCACCAGTGCCAGAACCTTCGGTACCAGACTCTGAACCATCACCTTCAGCATTTTTTACTGGCAAGGCTTCCAGTTCTTTGATCCGAGCAACAAGTTCCTGCCTGTCTGTTGGAGGCTGTTCATCTAAACCACGTGATAACGCCAGTTCAGCGAAATACTGGACCAGCTCCTCTAAAGGAGTTGTTTTGCTAATTTTCATAAGATTTTCCAAGGGCCGACCGAAGCCGGCCAGTGAGGGTTAAACAATCAGAACGGCGAATTCGTCTGCATCCATTAACGCCATAGCTGGCGCAGTCAGTGTCTGCTGCCATTCAACTGATGGGTCGCCTTCGGTAATCCAGTGCTTGTAAGCCAAGCGCTGATTCGCCAAACCTTCTGCCAACAGTTTTGCATCCGGGATCTGACCATAACATTCCGCACCTTCAGCGGCTGAGTGCGCCAGCAGAACAGAGCCATCAGGCATGTAGCGAACTTTTTCACCGGCCTTGTTTTTGTAGTGACCACGGTAAACGACAATAGACGTATCACCGATGTTGCCTTTGTAAGAAACATCTTTACCAAGGTCCTTCAGTGCCGTTTCCAAAGTTGAAGTAGAACCGCGGCGCGTTTCCAATTTTTCTTTGACTGTTTTGAACTGACGGAACAGTGACCAGGCAGTGCCATCCAGAATTGCAACATCACAACCATTAGTCATTTCGTCGGCTAAATCTTCGATGTCTTTGAACGGATCGTAGGCTTCTGCAGCAGCACCACCAGCCAAAAGAATGGCTGCCCATTTTTCAGCACCTAGCAACACTTTCTTATTGTTGGCACTGCGTTCAAAGTCAACCTGCAGTAGCTCAGCACCAGTATCATCTTTGATGGTGTAAGCACCGTTCATCACGCACTCAACCGCCATAAACTCCAGTGCTTGGTTAATCGCTACTTCTTCATCATCATAATTTTGCATGATGATTGCGTCGCGGCGCTGTTCTGGGGTTAACGGAGTATCCAAAGACTCGCCGGCTAAACGAAGTTGAGTATTTTCAACGTCAACTTCATGCTTTGGCTTTAACAAAGCTGGAGTTATCTTCTGGGTTTTGTAGCCGTTAAGGCGCATTACCTTGCCTTCAACAATTGGCGATACAAAGGCAGCAATTGGGATGTTCTGATTCACTTTATCCAGATAGATTTCTTTAGTCTGGAACGGGACCACTGTTTTGAAAAACATGGCACGGAACAGCGAACTAACTCGCTGTTTGTTTTTACGAGCTGCGATCAGCTGTTTTGAGGTCTAAATAGTAGACATTACTCAGCTCCTTTTAACTGAATTGGAGTGCCCACAAATGCTGTAGCTTTTTGCGCAGCAGTTGCACCGACAGGCCATGCAACCATTTCAGGGTTGAATGAGCCGCCATCCCAAACATTGGCTTGAACCGATGTGGTTGCATCGATCTCAGCCATCAGGATTACAACAGCTTTTTCAGTGCCGTCAGTCGCCGCAGGTGCCCACTTATGGTAAGCACCAGTAGTAGCGTTTTGTCCTAATGGCGTTTTTTCTGGTAGCACACCCTGGCCTGAGGCCAGTGTGACCGTGTTAGTGGTGATCTGACGATGTCCGGTCTTCCACTGAGTAAATGATATGGAGGTATTCATTACGCTTTACCTTTTAAGTAGTTACCGGCAGCAACTAAGCCAGCAACAGCCTGATCATCAGCAGAAAGTTGATCACCGTCTGCCACCTGTAAATTGGGTTGGTCGGTTTTTGCCATGGCATTGTCCAGAGCAGTTGCCATAGCAACAGAGGAATCTGGCTCTTCAGCTTTGACTGGTTCTTTTGGCGTGACTGCCAACAGAGCAATGGCTTCAGTAGCTGACATCGAAGTTTTCAACGCCAAGTGCTGTGCAGCACTGGAACGGCCTTCAGCCTCCGAACTTTGCAGAATTGCGCTGATGCGGTCCCTCTCTTGCGCTTGAAGATCAGTAGCGCTTGCTGCCGCAACAGCGGGCGCTTCTGAACCGGCCACCGCGGCGACCTGGCTTGCGGCTTCAGCCGCGGTTGCAGTAGTCATGTTTGACCCACCTCTTTTTTTGGTTTTTACAAATTCCAGCATGAGCGGTACTGCTTCATGCCCGTTTACAACACGGTTGGCAAAGCCAATGACTACACCTGACTGGCCTGTATACACAGCAGCTTCGGTGGCCATAACGTTATTTTTAGACATGCCAATACCTTCAGAGACCAACTGTGCGAATTGATCACGTGTTGTGTCGATCTCTGATTGAATTTTGGTCCGGACGTCTTTAGGCAGCTTTTCGTATGGGTTACCGTCGACTTTGTGCGCGCCAGAGTGGATTAAGGTGATTTCCATCCCCTCTTGTTCCAGCATTTTTTCGTAGCTGTAGTGCGCTACCAACACACCAACAGAGCCGATTCGGCCTGTTTGGGTTATCCAGCGTTCGGTACAGGCAGAACCCAGAGCCATAGCAGCGCTGCACATGGTGTCGTAGCACAAACCAACGATAGGTTTTACTTTGCTGAACTCACGGATCAGGTTGGCTGTGTCAAAACAGCCGGCTACTTCACCACCCGGACTGTCGAAATCCAGCAAGATCCCTTCTATGCTCGGGTCATTAATTGCTGCCGAAAGACGAGTGATCAGGCCGTCGTAGCCTGTAGCGCCTGAATACGGCTGCACATAACCGTATTTGTGCAATAAGGTGCCGCTTACTGGCAGTACTGCTACACCTTCATAAACCCGATAAGGCCGTTCTCTTGGTTTGCTATCCCAGCTACTGATCAGCTGTTGCATGCCATCGGCGTCCATAACCTCGCCTGTGCTGGTAACCAGCTGGCCAACACCAGCTTTTAAACAAAGCACGCTGAAAAATGTGGCTGCGTAATTGGGCTCAATAAAAAGGGCCTGATTACAGGCCCTTGATAGGATATTTAAGTTATTCATTGGTCGGGGTGTCCTGGGTTAATGCGCCCATTTGCGCCCAGCTTGGGGTAGGTAAACCAAGTCGCTGGATCTCCTGCAATTCTCGGTACTGCTGCTCAAACACTTCCTGATAGTCTTTGCCCATTAATGCCAGTTCGTCTTCATAGGTCGACAATCGGCCCTCGATCCGGAGTATGGCTTCCTTCACTTCTTTCAGGCCATCGATGGCCAGCTTGCCCTGACCTATCCATGTAACGTTTGTCCATGAGGCGCGGCGCTCGTAAAAGTTATAACGAGACTTTGGCGGCACTAAAATCTTGCGATGGAGCGCCTCTTCTAACCAGTTGGCAAAAACTATGCTGGCAAAACGCGAAGGTATAACTTTGCGCTTACCCATAAAGTAGCGGTGCGACTCGTTGATGCTGGCCCGGGCTGAACTGTAGTTTACTTTACTGAAATCTCTGGCCAGCTGCTCATAGCTCAAGCCAAGGCCTGCTGCGATATAGCGTAAAATGCTGGTCTCAAGGTCTGAAAAACCGTTATCAGAATTTGACGGGTGCGTCAGGTTCAGGCTTTCACCAGGCATCAGGTGAGGTATTTTCACCCCGTTCATTTTAATGTTGGCAGAGTCGTGATAATCAGCTAATTGCACCATCCAGTTCTGCAGATTTTTAACTGTGTCTTGTCCACCTGAGATCAACTGGAATGCTTGTTCTGAATCCAGCTCAGATTCAATCGTGGCTGCATACATTGCATTGACGATGGCATTCTGCAGCTTGGTCTGCTGCAACTTATCAAGGCTGTGTAGTTGAGACATCACCGTTAAAAACAGGTTTTCTCCACGGCTTTGCCCTGCTTCGGATGGCTCAAATACATGTATAAACTGAGCACGCCCCCAGGCTGTTTCGCGCTTTACAAATGACCACTTATTAGCTGGCATCATGCCGTATTCAGAGTAGTCAGATTCTTCTATCCAATAGCCATGAGCAGCACCATGGCGATCTATCGCAACGCCAGAACGCAAGATAGCGGTGTTATGTTTATTCTGAGGGTTACTAACACGCTTAGGGCTCACCAGTTTTACGCACATATTAAACAGCGAAGGCCGATCCGGCGCCCACTCAAAGCAGGCCATACCTTCACCGTAGTTCACATGGGATCCGGTGATAGAACGACAGAGCATGGTGAATGTGCGCTTGCGTTCTGCATCGATGTAACAGCCCGGGTCTTCGCCGTATTCAATAAAGGCCTGTTCTGCATCACGGATAAACGCTCTGGCTGACGTTTCTTCCATACCCAAAGCTCGCCAGTTCAACTTGTAGCTTGGTCGGAATAAGTTACCTAACATGTTATCGATATGCAGTTGCACACCGCCTCTTGCCATCGCATTGTTGCGGCGAACGTCATCACTTCTAGCGTTTGCAGCGTCAAGCTGGGG